TAGAGTAGTAGTTATTCTTGCATAGCCTTATGAAGTACCACTTAATTTTCTTATCTGCTATAAGTTGTTCAAGCCTTTCTGCATCTTCGTATAGATACATAAATACCTCTTGAGTAACATCATCTAAGTCTTTAGCTGGTATGAAGTTAGCAGCAGTATCTTTTAATTGTGTAAATAGCTCATTATCAATCACATACGATTATACGAAAAAGTATATATAAGTTTCAAGGTGTTGATAAATAGTTATTCACATAGGTCTTTTAATTTCTCTTTGTATATTTCTATCAGATATTCTAAGTCTGACTTTGAGTATTTAACAGATTTGTGGCTAAGTGCTACTATTTCATCTACTGCATCTCTGCCTAATTCAGCAACTAACTTGTTGCCATATATCCATTTCTCGCCCTCACTATATAGATTGCACTTTGGGCATTGTGGTCTGCAATTATTCTCGTGCCATCTTGTGCTGGTATGCTTTCTACTTTGGAAGTGTCCGTTGTGCATCTCTTTTATATGCTTGACCACACCACAAGTATAACACTCTACCATACCACTATCATCAGCGTAAGCCCATCTAATGTATTGGCTAAATACTTTGTCTAGTTCTTTCTTGAGTTTTGCGTGTGTCTTTGTCTTTTTAGCCATTCATCATATTGTTTATCGGTTCGCCATTGGAAGTACAATGTAAGTCCTGTATAAGCTATGCCTAGTATTAATGCTATTAAATATATCTCTCTCATTTTATTCTCTTTGCTTTGTTAATAGTCATAGCTATTGCTTTTTGACTTTGTTGATGCTGCTGGTATTCTGTTAGCCTACCTTGACTGCGTTTTTTTATGGCTCTTTGCTTGTAGTCATTAATCCATACAGACCAAGTACGCACATTAATAAAGGCACTTGTACCTTGTTCAGCATCTCTTAAACCTTTTTCAAATGCAAACTTAATCTCATCTATCGGTAGATTAGTATGGTAAGTAATTAAATCTTTGTATAGTAGTTGCGCCATACCTTTCATCTGTTCCTTGTCAGGCTTTTGCCCTAACGATGTGTAACACATACCTACTAAGTCAATGCAGAATACTTTAACATCATTGACTTGACCAGCTTTTAACATATCAAATACTCTCATTTTTCTTTTTGCGTTTATATTGTTTATTGTAAATCATTCTATCTTTTTTATACTCGTACTCATATCCCATAAGCAGCATATAAGGTGAGCAAGTTACTAATTTTTTCTTAGTCATTATTATAGTGTTTTAAATATGGTTTTTGTTTCAATAAACAGTTTTTCTTTTGCCTTTTGTCAATAAATTTAATATATCTAAATTGTCTTAGTGTTTTTTTTATAGCCTTTTCACTAAATCCACTTTGTTCTAACTCTCTTTTTTTGTTTCTATTATTATTTGTAATTATTGAGTTGTGATATATTTCCCCTTCAAACTCCCAAAAAGTAGATGTATGTTCGCCATAATAATCAAAACTACACGCTTGATAAACTATGCCTAAACCACCACATCTTTCATCAGCAAATGTTTGTATCCATTTTACACTTTTATATTTTTTTTTGATATATTTAATAGAATAACTTATGGCTTGACTTTCAGCATATTTTTTGCAATTATCATCTATCCACATTCTATTTAATTCTTTGTATTCATTTAATTTAGTACCAGCTACTACACTAGACATTGATTGAGGGTTCATAGCATAACCATATTGTAAAACACCTTTTAATTTTTCTTTATAAAAAACCCCTAAATGTATATGTGTTGTTGCATCATTACAAACTTTTTTTGAATAATGGTTTTTTATTATAATATCTTTAGATAATTTTTTATCTATTTCCTTTACATAAAATTCATCAGTACCAAAACCTACACATTCACTTTCACCCCATAAAGAACCTTGATTTTTATAAATATATTTCTTAGTCATTTAACATCTCGTTTCTAACACTCTGCCAAGTGTCCATTACATTATTCTTTTTTGTTCCAAACTTACTCTCGTTCTTATTCCAAGTCTTTAGCCTACGTGCAATATCAAAAGTCTTTTGTAGTTCATACCTCAACTTAGTCTTAGACTTGTTAGGCTCTGTCCAATAGTCTATAAAGGCTTCTAACATCTCTACACTATATAGTTCTTTAAATGCAGATACCTCTATAAGAAACTTATTGCTAACTGTATCTAAATTACGCTTCTTAGGTTTCTCATTAAGCTGGTAAGATTTATAGTTTACAACTGTTATAAGAGAGTTTTTAGTGTTACTTGATATATCTATATAGCCTTGTGATTTTAACTTCTGTAAACGCTTGTAAATAGTTGATGGCTTTAAGTATAGTTCTTCACTTGCAGTTATCCTACCTGTGATAAACTCACCCACATCTACCTTTCTACCATAGACTACGTTAGGTGTCGTGTTGGCTTTGAGTATGCACCACACAAACACCTTTAGTAGTTCTGCATCTGCAAACACTCCGTTGTCTAATATCTTACGATGTAGCTTAATGTAACCTTGCATTACTTATTTAGTTTATACTGTGCGTATCTTACAGGCTCTCCAAACTTATTCTCACTCTTTAATATAGTAGTTTCTATGTCATAGCCATCATCTTTTAAGTTAAAGACTATCGCTGCTAATCTCATAATACTATAATCAAAGAACGCTTGGACAGGAGTTAATGCACCTACCTCTTGCAGATGTCTTAGTACTTTTTCTTTTTGTGTCAATTTCATAATTTTATTTGCTAACGGTTTCTTTTACTTCCATAATTATATCCATAAGACTATCATAGATAGTTTCTACGTCTTGATTATTGTCGGTAAATTTAATAATTTCTTTTTCATATTGGTCTGCTACTTTTAAAAGTCTATTAAACTTTAGCTTAACTATCTTAGAGTGTGTACCCTTGAGATTGTATAGCTGCTCGTTGAAACACCTAAAGGTAGCTATTAGTAATTGTAAATCTATTGTATGTTCTTTTGTCATTATGCTAATGCTTTACGAATTTGTATTAGGTCTGCTATTGCTCTATCTACCTCATCTAACGCTTGTAGTTCGTTTATCTTCTCAATGCGTTCAGATTTTGTCTTGTACTCTGCAAACACTAAATTAAAAGCCTCTATGTATTCAGGGTACATTCTAGGGTTTTGTATATATTGCTTGTGAAGTTTAAGGTAATGGTAATAGTTTGTTCTATGCTTACAGAAGTGTTTAGCTAGTTGTGCTGGTTTCATACCACATTCCATAAGTATATTACATATTACCATACGAGCCATTACTTGCTCTTTGTACTTTGTTTTAACATTTATATCGTCTTGCTCGACAGATATATGCTTTGATGTTATAAACATCAGTAGTTCAATCTCTTTAGTTAAATTCATAATTGTTTCTTAATATTTCGTCTATTCTTCGTTCACAAATTTCATCTAATTCATTACCATCTTCATCTAAAAGTATATCAGCATATAAGCCTCTAGTGTACCACTCGTGTACTACACTCAATACTTCAATTTCAGATAGGTCATATTTTTTTATTATCTCATATAACATTACCTAGTAGTTTTGTGGTTATCGTCATCGTTTAAAATCTTGTAAATGTCAGGCTCTATTTCTTTTATCTTTCGATAGATTGCCCTTACATCTTTCATTACCTCTTGCCTAGTGGTCTTAGGTATGTCAGTCCCTGTAACAGTTGTTACAAGGGATTGAGCCTTTGCTAATAGTTTACTTGTTGTCTTTTTCATAAGTCTGTATAAAAGTCTTTTTGGTTTTGTTCGTACTCATAATCTTCTATCATTTCGTAGGTACTATCATCTTCATCACATTCTGAACATCTCATATATTCGTCAGCGTGTTCTTTACACTCGCCACAAATATCTGTTTCAGCCCAAAATTTACTATCACAACAATTACTTGTACCACTTCCTACTTCATCAGCACCACAACAAGAAGTTACCATATCAGTACAGTTATCTCTATCCGTTGCTAGTTTATATTGGTCGTAGTTCATAATTAAAAAGGATTATCATCGCCAAAGGCATTATCAAAACTATCTAACTTTTCTTCTTTAGATTGCTTAAACTTCCAAGCATCAGCAGATGTATAGTAGTTGCCCTTATACTCTCTTGACGATAGGTTAAACAATACAGTAACCTCATCGCCTATTGTTACATCTCTAAGTAACTCTACTTTGTCTTGACCGAACAGATTAAAGCATAACTCTGAATTGTACTGACCACCTGTGTCAATTACAAACGATTGCTTTACCCATTCTTTACCAGCTTTGCTAGTTCCACTTTGTAAGTCTAATACCTTGACTAACTTACCTTTCATTTCTAAACTCATAATATTTAATTTAATTGGTTAATTTATCTTTTAAAACTTTCACTTTCATCTTCGCCAAACACACCCAATGCGTAAAGTCCAGCTAACTTTAATACTGCTCTACTCATCGCCCTTTTCTCTGCCATTTCCATAACATACCAAGAGTTAGTGTTACCATCTTTGTACCCCTCGCCTTTTAAGGCACTTCCAAAGGTTTCTATGGCACTTTCTTCGTGTAGGTTAGCACTAGCCTTAACTACTGCAAAGTTTGGCTCACATCGTATAACATCGTAAGAGATGTATATACTTAGATTAGCTTGTATCTTGTCTATGCCACTACGAGTAATAATAGTGTAGTGCTGGTGCTTAAACAAATCATCAGAAGTTAATCCGTTCTCTTTAAACACTCTGTTTAATGTTTCTTGCTTTGTCATATTAATATGCGACTAAATTAATAATTCCTACTATGTCTAGCACTATTAAAAGGGTGGCTAGACTTAACCCTAAAGCTATTGTTATCTTAGTATCTTGTTTCATTGTTAATTAATTGAGTTAAACTTTTTAATGTTTCTGATGTCATTATATAAGCATCTATCTTACCTTGTGCATAAGACACTAATCGTTCATTGTCTTGACCTTTCCAATATACTTGACTATCTTCTGCATTTTTTAATAGTTCTTCTATTATCATTAGTTTGCTTTGTATGTAATAGTTTACATCACCTAGCTTAACTTTCTCAACTTGTACTTTACAAGTGTTGTCATAAATTTCTTTGTATTTGTCCATAATTAATAATTGTTTAGTTTGGCAAATATAAACACTTTTTTTTAATTTAAACAAATTTATGTAAAAATATTAATATAAATATATATATACTAGATAGTATTATATATATAAACTATAATATATATAGAGAGTATATTCTTGTTAGTGTTACTTCGTTGTTACGCTCTAAGTGTAAGTAACTGATTATAAGGGCATTAGGATATTTATAGGAAGTGTGCCATTTTCTTTGACTACCATACACCCTATTGCTGGTTTCTTTCCAGCTTTAGCGTATGCCATAGCATAACTCTCGTGGTCAATACCACAACCTACTTGACTGCCGAAGATACGATACTTCTGACCTACATAGTGTTCAGTATAGCATTGTGTGTGTAGGTGTCCTTGTACTGTATTCATCATATCGGCTCTGCATTTAGTTCTTGCAGTACCAGCTTCTCCGTGAATGTATTGCACATCATCTTTTACATAGCGTTCTACAAAGTTCCAATTTGGCACTTCTAAGACATCTTTGTAGCTTTTAATCCACTTACTAGGGATTGCACTCGTTTGTGCCTTACGCATTATCATTCTATCGTGATTGCCTATTAATACTGTTGCAATAGGGAACGCTTCGTACCATTTTGCTATTTTGCTTATAGCTAAGTCTAATTCATCAGCACCTCCCATACCATCAGCAGATGTTTCGTGATAGCTTGAGTAGTGGTTATCTATGACATCACCAATAAATACAACCTCGTTGCAGTTATGTGTGTGGTATTGTTCTAGGCAAAATTCTAAATAGCCATCTAAACAGAAAGGCTCGTGTATATCGCCAATTACTAATATGTTATTAGTTTTGTGTTTGCGATAGTTTTGTAGTAGTAGTTCTTCATCAGGTTTTAATCGGTAACGATTGTTAGGCATAGTGTTATTTTTTAATTTTCTCTAATCCCCTAGAGCCGAAGTATGCACCTATAACAGTAATTAAAACTATTTGTAATAAGTCCACCCATTTGTCCTCTACGACAAACTCAATTACTCCAGCATCTATAAATATAAGCAAAGTTGTTGAAACTACAAGCCAAGCTAAGACTAATGGTCTGATGCTCTTAGATAGCCAACTATCACTTTGCATATCAGATTGCCAACGCTTAGTTACTTCTTGTTCTATAACTACTCTGTTTTCATTTAATATCTTTTCTAGTTCGTTCTTGAGTGTTAGTTTTTCTTCTTGCGAAGTTACAACCTCATCGACTATTTCAGACGCATCGCCTAAAAGTTTTGAAAATAAATTTGTTAATAAAGCCATATTGCATTAGGTTTATCATTATCTAAGTCACTGTGTATGAACGACTTACCTACACCAATTCTACGAAAACCAACCTTAATTAGTGCAGTAAGTATCTTTTGTCTATGGTCGCTATTAGTACAAGCTATATCAACTGCTAGACCTTTTATATGACTAGAGCCTACTCGACCACCTACATCTAAATTGTGTTGTGGACTTCTATATCCACTTGTTATTTTAAAAGGTACACCAGCTAATTCTCTTGCCTCATCTAGCTTATGTAAGAAGTCTATGCACATCTTACCACCATCGCTAGTAGGTAGTCCACTACCCTCTAATGTAGGGCAGTCAAATTCTTCAAAATCAAAATGTTTTAACATTTACCTTGTCCTCTGTAATTATGTTTGTAACCACTCTGTCCTTTAGATGCGTTCTTAGAGTGTCTATTTGGTCTTTTCTTCTTCGCTTTCTTGCGATATGTGCCACCTATTAGTTTAGCCATTATTTTCTTTTACGATATGATATATACTTATCTAGTGTATAGATAATTGATACACACAACAAAATGATTTGCAATACTTGCTCAACCTCTGTAAAGCTAATCATTAGCGTAACGCTATTTAATCCTAGTACATCTGCG